TTTAGGAGCGGTGGCGTTTTTGCATCTGGCCGCAGCCTGTCCATGCCAAAGTCTGTTTGCCTAAGTTCCTCTTCTCTCGCTGCAATATCTTTGAAAAACTGACGGCGCTCTGCAACGCTCATTCTCTTAAGCTTTTGCCGCCCCGCAGTTGTGTCTAAGCCAAATTCTCCTCTGACCTTATTCGCAATCTCTGCCTCTCTAAATAAGTTGTTTATCTGATTTGTCAGAACCGTAAGAAAATCAATGATTGACTTAAATATCGGTTCAAGAACTTTCCCGATGTTTTGACCCAACGTAATGAACGCATCCTGAAGCGTTGAGAGCTTGCCATTAAGGGTGTCGGCTTGAGCAATGGCACCGCCAAAGTATGTCCCGCCTTGGCTCGTCAAACGGATAAGTGCCTGGTTTGCTGCGTCAAAACTGATCTGGCCTTTAGTCATTGCCTTAGCCAACTCATCACCTGAGAGGCCATACATTTCCTTCAGCTCAGTCGTTAGATCAACGCCACGCTCAAGCAACTGCAAGTTTTCCTCTTGCTGGAATTTGCCCTTTGCGCGAATTTGACCGAAAGCTGTTGCGATGCCGTCAAGCTCAGCACCGGTCGCCCCAGCAACATCGCCAAGACGCCTTGTCGTATCGACAAGAGAGTCAGTTTCGATGCCGAACGCCTTCAGCTTTTTAGTGACATCAATAAGCTCACGGACCTGAAAAGGAGTCGCTGCACCAAAGGCTTTGATTTCAGCCAAGATCTGAGATGTCTTTTCGGCGCTGCCTGTTAAAACCTCTAGAGAGCGAGTTTGTGACTCAAGCTCTGCAGCTGTGCCAAATATGCTTTTCAGGAGAGCAGCACCACCACCAATACCAGCTAACGCAATGAGTGGTTTGCTTAAGCCAGCAAAGGACGAAGCCAAATTCTTAGCCTTGCCCTGTACTCCCTGCAGGTCTCTGCCAAGCCGCCTGATGTTGTTTGAGCCTCTGGTTTTGACGTCCAGAAGCATTTGAAAGACTGACTTTTGCATCAGCCTTGCTCCTTATTCAAGATCTTGACCGCCGCAGCTTCCATGACTTGCAAGTCCTCAAGCACGGCCGGCTGATCCTCGACTTCATACAGTCTAAACAGCCATTCAACAGCTGAATAGTCCAGCCCACAAACACCTGACGCCGTTGTGCGCCATTGCGTCTGGC